AGCGTGCGCATTGCCGATAGCCATCTGGCGAGTGGAACCAGAAAACACCTGACCCCCCACCAGACTGACTGGACGAAGCCCATACGGGGCATCGATAGTCGGATATGCCATAGTTAAATACTCCTAAGAAGTTATTTGGTTCCGCGTCCAAAAGAAGTTTCAGAACGTCCTTCTTTAAACAGCGGCATACGGGGATCGTTATTGCGCATAAAGTGGTTATCAACCGACTCTATTTGCGCCCGGTTCTTCTTTTCGTAATACGCAGTACGCGCATTCAAAAATTCAACCGGGGCTTTGCATAACATTAGCCCCCCCATCTCGACGTTGCCTTCTTTATTGGCAGGGATGTTCAGTTCCGGATGATCTACTGCTTTTACCGGAACCCATCCTTCGCGCATACGAAGAGCGACATGCGGCGTTTGCGGTTGCCCAAGAAGATGCGTCATTACCCACCGAAATCTGTATCCCTCTTGTGGAAAAGGATCAGGGAGGGTCGAAGGAGGAACGTACTCGTATGGTGCACGAGTGTTTTTGTCGCGTGTTTGGAGTTCACGTTGCAAGCGGTTATCAGCCATTATTACTCTCCAGTTTTACAAGTTCACGAGCATACTGTTCAGGTGTCAGACGAAGTTTGGCAGCTAACGAAAGCTGCGTTTGCGTAAGCCTGACTTTTTTAGGCGCGGAAGACCGCGTAACTGGGGCAACAACAGCAGAGGGTTTTTCCCTCCGAGGAGTTTCTTTGCTTTCTTCGGCTTTGCCGCTAGCAAAAAACTCCGGAAACCGCTTCTTCATATGCGCATCGATATGCGTGAAATACTCGTCACTACGCGGGTCTACACCCGATGTAACCAACTTCTTATGCTGCGTTAACGCAACTGCCGACATCTCCTCATCTACGCCAAACCACAAATTGCGCTGTTGCCAGCGAAGCGTTTTTTCATCCGGAGGGCTGGGTTGCGGTACCGGCGCTTGATTGCTATATACCTGTTCTGAAGGCTCTTGTAAAGGTGTCGGCTTAAACGCCTTTGCCTGCGACAGCTTCATCTTGGCTTCGGTCAACGCTTCTTGCGCTGCAACAATTGCGTCCGTATCGAAGTCTTCGTGTGCCTTTTTCATTGCCGTCTTGGCCGCCAACACTTCGGCCTCTGCAGCGGCAACCGCCGTTGTGGCGAAAGCCTGTTCACCCGTATGAACGTAGGCTTTAAGCTGTTTGTTCTCGTTTACCAACGCGTTGGTAACGCGAATCATCTCCTCCCGTTCACGGACAGCGGCTTCTTTTGCCCGCCGCTCGTCATGCCGTGCCCGAGTTAACTCATTGATTCTACCGCGAACTTTGTCACTATACTCCGCCAATTCAGATTCAGTGACCTCCTCTGGCTCTTTAGCCATAGGTTGCCTACCGCGATCCTCTTCAGGGGTATCGTCAATAACCTCAATGTCAATATCGTTTTCTTCAACCTGTTGCGCTGGGGTAGTTTTGACATCTACCTCGTCCGGAAGAACTGACTCTTCGTTTTGCGTACTCACGTTCTGTCTCCTTAATAAACGCGGGAAATGCCCCGAGGATCTTGAACAACCGCTTCCACCTGATCGTCGTACAGCAGCCGGAACTCCTTTCCATGAATGGAAATGCGCGTGCCGGAGTACTGCCGAGCGATGATGAAGTCACCTTCCTTGCACCACGGTCCGTTGGGGTACTTGGTTTTGTCTTTGTAACTTTCAGACCCTAACTTGACGACAAACAGAACAACCGTAGCAAACTGCTCCTGTATCCGCTGCGCTTCCGGACGCGCAATCTCCGTACCTTCAAACGTACCCTTAAGCGTAGGCACCGCACATAAAATGCGGTATCCCACCGGCACCGGAAGTTGTGTTGCTGCTAGCGTTGTTGCCAACTCCGCTACATTACTCATCCGACTTTTCCTTTTTTTCCGCAAGGTCTAGAAGAAAATTTTCTGCAAGGGCAAGACCTTGAATAACCCCGCACAGACGCTTGTATTCGTCAAACGACGGACATTGGCCCGTAGCAACATCAGCAGAATACTGATTCAAATCCTTCCGGATCTGCCTCCTCAACAGTTCCATCCATGCGTCCATACGCTACTTTTTATTCTGCATTGCCTTGACGCGCGCCGTTTCAACTCCCATGCGGAAACCGTCTTTTTCATCCTGTGAGCGTGTTTGCGCAGTGGTACGCGAAATTTCCGCACCCAGCTTTGTGCCTTCCAACTCAAGATGCTCTTCTTTCAGCCTGATCTCGTCGGCCTTGGCTGTGGCGTCCATCAGATCTTTCCTCGCTTTGCGCTCCAAATCCGCCTTTTTGATGGCAAGTTCCTGCATCTGAATCTGCAGCAGTGGGTCCTGTAAGTTCTGTTGCGCCTGCTGTTGCGCCGCCATCACCTGACTCTGCGCCAGCACCTGCGGAGCCGCTTGTGCCATGCGTTGCGAAAGCAGCAGCTCAACATCCGGGCTGTAGCCTTCGTACTCATCCAATGTCGGAATTGCAATGCCCATCAACTGCGCCATACGGTTGCGATACGCATAGCCAACATGCTCGGCTATGTGCGCCATAAGCGCCTGCGCAATTACTTGCGCCTGCGGGTTTTGCCCAACAAGTTGTTGAATAATCGGGTCTTCCATCGCTGAGCGATGCACAATGATGTGCGCCTCATGGTTCTGGTAGGCAAACGCCTTGAGCGGACGGCCTTTCAGCACATTTTGGTTTTCTTGTACCGGGTCCACAGGCTTCAAGTCAGTCTGAACCGGAACCAGCTTGGCGGCATTCTTGACCCCAAGAACCTCCAGCATCTGCCGGTGTAAAAGCGGCAAGTCGTAGATTTGCGGGGCTGTAGTAGCAAGCTGGACTACCGCCTGATACTGCACCACGCGTTGGGACATAGTCGCCGCGTTGGGGTCGGAAACCGGAATAATCTCGATGTGGTCGTAGTCCGCCCGTTTTGCGCGCTTGCCGAGCGCGGCGTCTACATCGTAGTCATAGTCGTCGGGCGTGTAGTCCTTGATGATGGTCGCAAGCAGCCGAAGCTCCTGCTTGAACGAGAAGTGCACCCGCGCCTGAACGGCGCTCATTACTTTCAGTGTACGTTCCAGAATAGCCAACGTAGACCCAACCGGGGCTTGGTTGGACATATCGGCAACCTTGAGGTCCGCCACGGACCCAAAGCGCCTGCCTTCGTCAATAATTTTGTCAAGAAGTGTTGAAAGAACCTGACTAGGCTCCTTGTACGGCAGCGGCAGGATGTTGTCCTTAATAGCCCCGGAGCCAATGTCCACGTCCCTGAACTCACCCGGCGCGATGGGGGTGTCATCCCCCTTGATCCGCAACCCTCTGGATTTCAAACCGCCGGGGAGGTTGGAGAGGGTGCCTGCGTCCACCAGCTGGCGCATGATGGACGTGGCGTTTTTGGCGTAGCCCCCGATGAGATGGAAAAGCCCGAAGCCATAAGCGCCGAAGCCGGGGATGTACTGGTAGTGCACGAAGTGGTTGCGTTTTTGCTTGAGCGGGTCCGTCTCGTACCAATTGCGCCGTACCCCCAGCACAAGGTTCAGCCCATCCACCAGCGTCACTATGTACGGCAGCGCAAGCGGCGAATCCTCATCCACGCCGTCCAGCTTGAGGAGGGCGTGCACTTCATAGATGACGTAGCGGGTGTCGTAGCTTGCGTCCAGCCCCGTTTCCTTGTCCTTGCGCTTCTGGATGTCCGACACCGTCGGCTTGGGCGCATCGGGCAGATCCATATCCTTCCAGAACCCGCTTTCCTGCAGCGCTTCCACCTCGTTGCGGGTCTTGCGCATGCGGTGCGTGATGCGCTCCACCGTGTGCATGTCCGAGTACCCGTATGGCAGCAGGACATCTTCAGCAGGCACAAACAGGCTGATCTGCCGCTCCTTTGCCGGGTCGTAATAGACCTTCTTGAAGGCAGACCCTGCGCCGGGGAGGCTGAACAGCATGCGCTCGTGCTCGGGCCGAAACTCGGGCATTTTCTCCGTCAGCTGGTAATTCATGTCGTCCCGAACGCGATTGGCCGCCTCTTCCCGTTCCTTGGTCTGCTTGCCGACAATCTGCGTTTTTACCGGCCCCGCTGCAGGAAACGTCTCCATGATGGTTTCGGACTGAAACCGCACGACGGCTTCGGCAATCATCGGGTGGAACACCCCGCACGCCCCCGGCCACGGCTCGGTGCGCTCCTCGATCTTCAACCCCATCAGTTCAATGCCCTGCGTGTACATCTTTTCCCAATCCTTGCGGGCATTCAGGTCATTCCCGATTTCACGTTGCAGCTCGGAGGCCAGCGTCTGCAGCACGCGGTCATCCATTGTTTCGGCAAGGTTGGCGTTGAAGTCGATGCCTGCCTCTTTTTCCGGCTCAAGCCGGATCTCCAGCCCATCGGCATTGATGGTTACCGCCTTGGGGTCCTCGATTTCAATCTCCAAGTTCGGCTGGACAGGCAAAGCGGCTACGCCGACAGGGGCTGTGTACAGCGATTTATCTACATTTACGGCCATTCACCGTCTCCTTGCAATATTGGTTTTGGGGTCATATACAAACCCTGACGGCGGCACCCCGGATTTCTTCGCTGCCCTGTCCTTGGCACGCTCCTCGGCAGTCATCATGTTGCGCTTCATGCCCTCGGGCGTGAACGTCTTGCCATCGGCCATGAGGTGCCCGCGCTTTTTCAGGATCTCAATGGCCTTGTCGCGGTCGCCAATCTGCGCCGCAAGCCTGTCGATCAACTGCCCCCGCCCCATGAATTTCTGCGTAAGCATCAGTAGTACGACTTTCTGCGCCTGAAATAGCGTTTTTCTTCCTGCTCGTCGCTATCCAAGTTGATGAAGCCCCCCTGCCGGTAGCGCAGGAGCGCCTGTGTCGTGGTGTCCACGTAGTCATCGTGCTCGCCAACCGGAAAAGAAGCCATTTCCTCTATGACCTCCCGTGCCCAGCGCGTGTCCGGAGCCCATACCTTGCCGGAAGCAAAGATATCCGCCACGGCGTTGACCCGCACCGTCTTGTCGTTGCCCCGGCTGGGGCTGAACTCCGCCACCGGGATGCCCATCGCCCGCAACTCCTGCAGAAGGGGCGCTCCAG